AACGTTCATCGATTATCTTGACGGAGGTGGTTCAATGTCGGTTACTGTAACAGTTGAAAAAGTAGGGGCGGCATTTGCATTGATCAAATGCCACCATAGGCCTGAAGCAGAATATGAATTTACTGGTGAGTTTCTCGGGCTTTCACACGAGCTGAAGTTTGCAGGGAAGAATTTACGAGAACTGAGAGAAACTGGCTGTTCTATTTATGGAATTTATCAGGATGAATACGGCATGACCTTACTTCCTGATCATCCCGGCATTAAACTGGCCGAAATACTAGCGGTATCAAATATAGGACTGAATAAATTTTCGGTTTACATGGGATGTCGCGAGCAAGAGATAGTTGAATTGTTGAACGGTTCAGTTTCACTGACGAAAGCTATGGCACTCCGATTATCGCATGTAGTCGGTGGAAGTTGGTCGAAGTGGATGTTAATTCAAGAGCAGTTTGAATTACAGTTGGCACAACGAGAGATTAAAGAATTAATGATTTTGACTAATATCGGGGATGAGGTCGTTGGATTATAGTAAAACAACCATCTTTAACTGATGGGTTTGGCCTTTCCATCCATAAGAAAGGCCATTGCTGTAAAAAATAAATTACCCGCGACTGCAGCCGAAATTACGGTCCCCATCACCGACTATTTTAGTTCTTACTTTGGTCATGTAATCCACCCTGTTCATCAAATCGCTATAAGTCTGCTCAAAGTTGTCCCTTTTACGATTTAGGAGATATTTTCCATTTGATGGGTAATTAACTAGCTTCCCAGAGTCATCTATCGGGATGCCAAGTGCACTGTACCAGGCTGTTGTTATCATTGTACGTAACGTGTTACGCTTTAAGTCATAATCCCCCAAATGATAATAAGCATCCTGATTGAAACACAATATCAGATGGTAATGCCGTTTTCCATTTTTGGTATATTCTCGGACCCATGCGTAACGTAAGGTTGAATGTCGGGTATCAGGCCAGTCTTTTCGTTGAGTTTTAATATGCTTATCGTGTTCAAGCTTTGCTTTTAACGCACTGGTAAAGCGAGATATAGCACCAGAGTCAACTCTGGGTTGAAAGAATGGGTTATCCATATTTTCTGTATCAATTGGATCATGCAGATCAACACGAAGAATCATTGAGTTAGGATGTTCGTTGAGGGAGTCATCAATAACCTGTTGTATTCTATCCCGATATAGGGATACGTGTGATCCGAATTCACTATCGTATGTCATATTGTATCCTATTTATTGATATTGGTGTAGGTAATATATACAATATATATTACCTATCATGATAACAAACTATTAGCCGGACTGGGCTCGGTGTTTGTTTTTACTCCTGAATTAAAATCATTTGTTATCATCAAAGCTCGGGGTTTAAACCAGCTATGGTTATCAATGTGGTTTTGCCTTTCTTTGCCACTAGTATTCTATTTTGAGAGTACAACATACCGAGTAATTCATTTGCTTTACTACGCTTTCTAAATTTATTAGGACCATATTGGAGAACAGTATTTTTAGTAATGTAAGGTACAACAAGGCGGTTACAATGATTTTTTATCCACCAATAAAGCTCATCCGCCTCCGAGATTGCGGGCGTTAATTCCTGAGGTTTAGAAAATATGTGGATGTACTCATTAACATACCAGGTAGTTATCTTCACAGCATCTTCGACTGCAGAAAGAGATATATCTCCATCATTGCCATTAAAATAATGCAGCAGAGAGGCCACTCTGGCCATATTTTCTGCGACCTTAGATGCATAGTCTCTAAAATCTGATAAGGTGCCGAGTAAGCCCATATCTGACTCCACCTTGTTATAAAATTCGATCCAGCGATTTTCTGCTTCTACAGAAAATCGCAGGCAAAGACGATCATTTTGATTATCTCTGGCAATACTTTCGTTAACTATCTCCATCAGTCGTTGATGGAATACCGGCAAATGTTCGCTTGAAACAACGGGGCTGGAGATTCTTCTGGAACCTTGCTTTGAATCAGGCTGGCATATGAGACATCGAGCGAAAAAACCGATCCCTTTGGCTGTATCGCCTTTACGTTGCAGATAACCTTTAAACACATCAGGCTGAACCATAAGTGCTAGCGTCAGTCTGGCATCTCTGATTAATTTCTCTGGCTCACTTTTCCTTTCCACTGAAAATGTTGCGCCATCCCACATTTTGTTGATGAAAGGCAGTTCGTTCAGCGTGTAACCGTTAAAAATAGTGCCAGCCTCATCAGACATGATACCGATAGATCGCCAATAACCACAGAGGTAATCTTTAATAGCCGCAGGAGTGGCATCATTAAATATCTGCTTGAACCTGATCGGTGGTTGCTGGTGCGACGCCAACAGCGCTTTAAGTTGTTCATTTGTCGCCAGATGATCTTTGTTACGGCGAATATCTGATTTGAGTTTTGACATCAGTGCTTTTCTTTCAAAATTAAAAATTTCTTCATCACTTCGCCAGGTATTAAGAGCATGCGTGTACTTATCAAATAATTCTTCCTCCAGTTGATATAATGGCTTCATCAGCATTTTATCAACCGTACTTTTCCGTTCGCCAGATTCTGCAAGTGTCAGCAAGTAAAGTGATACTGGGCTACGTAGATTAGTAAGTCGACAAACATCAATCCGGTTCTGACAGGCAAGAGATATTACCCCAAGAGCAGAAGCAGCAATCAAACCTTGAGGGGCCTGCGTATGCTGTTCCACTTCATAAATTGCATTTCTGATAATCTGAGGGAACGCATTTACAGGAAAAGGATGACCGTTAAACATATAATACCTCTAATACAATTCACGTTAAAAAATTCTGCGCAAGTTGTTATTCCGCTATTAATAGCAGAAATAGCAGGATGAAATAACTCTAATTACAACATTTTGAATGTATGTTAGGTAATTACTTCAAATAAGTTTGCTGCGTTGCGATAGCCATTCATCAATCTCTGATTCAACCCATCCAACAGATTTCACTCCGAGCATTCGCTTTTTGGGGAAGGAAGCGTCGTAACGCGGTGATTTGGGGTTCAACCAGTCGTAGATTGTTGCCCTTGCCATACCAGTTTTTTGGATTACCGTAGGTAAGCGGAGTATCCTAACGGTTGATGGATTGTTCATGCTTGATTGCCTCTCGTTAGTTCATTTTGGTTGTAGAAAGATTAGCGGCAAGCATTAATGCAAAAAATCCGCGTACCAAAAATACATTTTTTACAACACTTAACTAATTGATATTTGGTGTTTTTATGTTGACAGCGATTGAGTTTTGCGAAGAAATTAGTCAAAAATCGGTTTGTCTTTCTGGGCAGATGGTCGAATGTGATTGGGACATATACATTGATATGCTCAGCGAAAGTTATCCTGCGATACTGAAGGAACTAAGCGAAATGCGAGATCAGTTCTGGAATTCTGATAAGGTAGGAACACGTGTGGTTTTGTATAGTGCTCCATCTCATGAAGAGTATAAATATTGTACTGGTGACAGAGTGGGTCAATTAATAGAGGAATATGCTGAATTATATGATCCAGTTCAGGAATGCTGGAAAGAGTTAAAGTCACGTATTTTCAGGGGAACATTTTCTCATCTTATTCAGGATCCTTTTTTAATTAATGATGTGTTTAAATCACATCTATTTTTTGCCTCGATGTCTTATCAATGGGGAAAATCAGTTATGTCAGAGAATGAGTGTGTTGCTATTAAAGCATTCATTAAATCTTCTGAATTATTTGATAGATGTATTGGTATGTCATGGTTTCATGTTTCTGTATGTGCTCAAAAAAATTATCCCATGTTAGAGCTAAAGCCGGAAAACAAGGTGGGAGCAGTAAAGCGGAAGTATATCGAGTAATTCAAGATAAACTTGTTTATTTGATCAATGAATCTGTTCCTGAAGGTGGGTGGAAAAGTAAAGCAGCTGCGGTAAATGCTCTCATTGATCCTTTGTGGGACTTTATTAAAGAGTCAAATTTTGACATTAATAATGAAAGTAAAAAATATCGTATCGCAACAATGAGCCAAGATGCTTTGGAAGATACTATTATTAAAAACTGGTCAAGAAATATTGAAAGTATCAAATTGGCTTTAGATAATACAGTTGCTAGAAAAAAGAAAGTCACAGGATAAAAGCCCGTATTATTAATAGTTGAATTATCAGCACCCATTATGGGTGCTGATAAAGGATTCATCCCACAAGCCGTATTCCCCTAACCCCACTATTAACGATACTGCCGCTATCTGCTGCTTTTACAAAATCAGCCCACCATTGCATCATCGGACGACGTTGCTCAAGATAATCACTGCGGTTATAAGCGCGACGCACCTCATTTTTGTCTACATGAGCAAGCGCTGCTTCAATGACATCAGGTGGAAATCCTTCCTCATTGAGTGCCGTACTGGCGATAGAACGCAAGCCGTGTGAAACAAGTACACCTCCTAAGCCAGCACGCTTGAGTGCTGCATTCACTGTTTGGCTATTCATTGGTTGGTTGGGCTTGATACGGCTAGGAAAGATAAATTCTCGGCCACCACTGAGAGGCTTCATCATTTCCAGAATAGCAAGAGCCCCATCAGATAGTGGAACCGTATGGTCCCGGTTCATCTTCATTCGAGCTGCAGGAATTTTCCATTCGCTAGCATTGAAATCGATCTCATCCCATCGAGCCTCAGCAGCTTCGGCAGGGCGGGTGATGGTTAGAAGTTGCCACATGAACAGGCATCGTGTGGACAGGCTGATACTTGCCGTGCGCATAGTCTGCATTAATTGTGGAAGTTGATCCGGGCGGATACTAGGCATGTTTTTCTTCTGCGGTTTCTCGAATGCTTTCCCGATGTTAACGCTGGGAACAGCATCAATTAGGCCTGTGTTCTGAGCATAAATCATGACTTCGTTAATACGCTGACAAAGGCGGCGAACAGTCTCTAATGCACCTCTGGCCTGAACCGGCTGCACTGCTTTAACCAGAGTATGAGCCTTAATCTCGGTGACACTGATATCACCGATTGCTGGGAAAACATCTCTCTCAAGCGAGCGCCAGATATCATCGGCATAGTCCTCTGTTACGCTGGCTTTCTTCACATTCCACCAACGCTCGGCAACTAACAGGAAAGTGTTGGTTTTAGCCTCTTGAGAATTTCTAACCTGCTCTTTCTGATGTTCCTGAGGATCAATGTCTTTCGCCAATAAAACTCGAGATTCAGCTCTGAGTTTACGCGCATCAGAAAGGGAGACAGCAGGGTAGGCTCCGAAGCTTTGCTTGGTTCGCTGTTTTGTCAGAGGTCGATAGTAACGGAATTGCCAGAGCTTACTACCACTGGACTTGATTAACAGAGTAAGCCCGTCACCATCATATAGCTGGTAATCGGCATCTTTAGGTTTGGCGGCTTTGATTTCCGTATCGGTTAACGGCTTGGTTTTTCTTGCCATGGGGAGTCTCCATGCGTTTAGGCCCAACGAAAACAATAGAGCTTTTCGTTGGGCCTATCAATGGGCCTAAAAGGTTCGGATTTAATTAGTTCTCTTCGGACTTCGCGGGACAAAGTGAGGGCACAAAAAAGCCCGCAGGGCTTGCGCCGTGCGGGCTCTTAGGACTTCATCGGATGACTCTGGTAATCACCGATGGAGAATTTTGGTGGAGCTGGCGGGAGTTGAACCCGTGTCCGAATAATGCTTAACCTATTGAATATTAATGTTTTGTCTTTTTTGAAAGGCCTCAAGTGCATTTTACGTGCATATCGTGGTCCCTCTAACGTCCTGATTCCGTCCAACATTTTGAAATACTCACGACGCTACAGAGCTGCTGAAATGGCGGTTTTCCCGTCGTATTCAGCCAGGTATTTACCGTAATTGCGGAACAGCATTTCCGGCCCTTTATGCCCCATCTGCCCGGCAAGCCAGAAAAGGTTTACGCCCTGGCTAATGTGTCTGGTGGCGAATGTGTGGCGGGTCTGGTACGGGTTACGGTATCGAACGCCAGCTTTTTTGAGGGTTGGCACCCATGCTTTTTTTCGTATTGCGTCGGCGTTCGCCCAGGGCTCTCCCGTTTTAGGGTCGCTGAAAATAAACTCGCTTTTCATGAAAGTGAATTGTTTCTGCGCCTGCAGCGCGGCCAGCGCCTCGCTGTTTAATTCTACTTTACGGGTACCGGCTTTTGTTTTGGTGCCTTTCAGAACGCCAACAACACTCGCCGCCTGAACGTGAGCTGTTTTAGCGATATTGTCGAGATCAGGCCAGCGCAACGCACACAGCTCAGAGCTGCGTAAACCTGTATTGAATGCGAAACGGAACAGGTTTTCCCATTCCGGATAACTGCAGCTCTGGTAAATGGCGCTGATTTCCGCTGGTGTGAACGGATCAACTTCGTAATCGTCACTATTCGGGCTGCTGTCGATCACGTGGTACCGACTCGCGCTGACAAGGGTTACCGGGTTGATAGTCAGCAGGCCGTCTGTCACCGCTTCATCTATGGCGCTGCGCAGAAACGAGAGGTTATTCCTGATTGTTTTCAGCTTTGTTTTTCTGCTGGCGATCCAGTTTTTGAGGACCGCAGGGGTCAGTTCCGATACATGCATTTTGTGCAGCGCAGATAGCGCAGACAGGCACTTTTCATAACCGCCAATAGTGGACGGCGAAAGGTTGCGGTTCTGGCAGATTTTCAGATACTCGTCCAGGTAGGACTTAATATTTTTGGTTTTCTTCACTACCCCGAACAGCTCCAGTTTTTTGGAGGTGGGGAAGTATTTCGCATAATCGAATGTGCCGCCGGCGATCTGATTCTGTATCTCCCCCAGCAGGCGCTCGGCATACTTCACGCCGCGCGCGTTTGCTTCCATTCTGGAAAGGGGCTCCCGGCAGAGAACCCCCTTGTAGGTGAATGTGATCACCAGGGTGTCGCCAGTTTTATGCTGGCGAATGGTTACTCCTCTTGGGAGAGATAATGATCCTTGTTCTTTCTTGCCCACTTTGAAACCTCCGTTAAGTCTATCCAGCGTTCTTTAACGCCATCGACTTTTAATACATGGACACCCTCTTTCCATAACCCCCTTTGTATCCGTTTGTTAACGGCTTCAACCGTTTCTCCGGCGTCCCGGCAGTAGGTTGAAAGTGGTACGCAATCAAGACTCATGACCGACCTCCCGCCCGAATGCCTGGGCATTTTCCAGTTCATTTGCCGCATAGATAAGTGCGTTGTGGTGCGCTCTAAAACCGCCATCAAGTTCGCTGGCCGCTCTCTTGCGCAAAAAATCGATTGCAGCCTGATAGTCTTCACTGGCTGGCAAATCTCCCACGAGCATCAGCATGTTTTCCGGGTCGACAGGGATGGTGGTGAGCCCCAGCTGCTTGGCCTTCGTTGCCAGACGGGTCCAACGCTTAATAATTTCTGAAACTGGCTTATTCATGGAGCGCCTCGCTACCTCACCAAAAATTTATATTCAATCAGCGCGCCGATAACGGTGGCCGCCAGTAGCAGGGAAACAATGATGCTGAAAGTGAAGGGCTTCATCATTTCACCCCTGCTGGTTTGATGGCCTGCAGTGCATCAACCTCTTTAACGAATCGGTCATGCATCGCGTCCCATTTCTCACACCATTTCTCCATTTCTCGCTTGCGCGCCAGGATGCGACGCAGACGGCGAACACAACGCTGGTGGGCGGCCAGATACTCAGCCTTTGTTTCCCCGTCTCGCCATACTTCCCTGTCATCGCGATCAATACGCACCCGCGGGTGACGCTGCGCAAAACCTGAACGCTCAAAAGCCTCGGTGGTCATGAAGAAAGCCAGATAGCGGATCGCCGTATCTCGCGTGAAGCATTTTTTGATACGACCGTGGCGTACTGCCACGAACAGTGGGCCAACTGGCGTATCGTGTTTCTGTAATGCCAGGTCAATCATGCTTACGGTGCGCTTATCGTTCATTTCCGGTCCTTAACTTTGCTGTATCGTTCGTGACTCATTACTTCCCAGTTCTTTCCGCCATCGCGGGAGAGTAGCCGCCAGCGGTGATTAACCTTGAGGCTCAAATTACCGGAGCCGTGCATACGGCAGGGGTGAATGCGCCTTGCTCTGAACTGGCTTAAAACGTGTGCTGCTTTGAGGTGAACCCACTCAGGAATTCGTATCGCTGTAAGTGCCACCAGCTACCTCCTCAAATCTCAGCTCCATTTCGCGCGCCATTTCGATAAATGTGGCCAGTGAGCAAATGTGCTCGTCGTCGAACAACCGGCGGTCGCATATCACCCTCCCGTTCTCGATGTGCAGGACTACCCGCCCGGTAAAATCAGGGAGGACATGCAGATCCACGTTCAACACGGGGCGGGGGATCAGCACACCCTGATAGAGCATTGTTTGTTGGTCAGCCATTGCCGATCTCCGCATTAACTGGTTTCTGCTTTTTGACGAACTCAACCAGCTCAGAAATGAGCTCGTCGATTAATTCCTTTCCGCTATTTGTGAGGAATTCACCGCTGCCATTAACATCAACAGAGCTGCTGTAAATCCCCTTAATAGCTTTTACACCTTCGACATTTCCGTACTCACTGATCGCGAGCCTTTCGAATTTTCGTAATAATCCATCGAGAAGAATCTCTGTTAACTCGACCGTGTTAATACCGCCTTTATTGAGCTTAATAACAAGGCAGTTACTGCCCGTTTTACGCTGGTGGCGTAATAACGCTGCCTTTAAAATTCGGCGGCGATATGTCTCGATTAATTTATCCATTGCGGCGAACCTCCTCCTCTAAGCTCATAACAATTTCCTCTTCTTTTTCGGTCCAATCATTAATTTCTCCAGCAATGTCATAAACAAGAGAGCAAATAGTTTTAAGTTGGAAATGGTCCAGTTTGTCGTGATATTCAAATAATGCTTGCGTCAAGCCTGACAACTTCTCCGCTTTGATATTCACTTCCTGAATATCCTGTCTTTTTAAAACACCCATAATTAACGACCATATGCTTTTTTAATATAAAGACGAGCGATTACCTCGTAACCGCAGGCTGCATAAAGGCATGCTGTTCTGTATGCCGTCTTATCCTTGATGAAAGTCATACGAAGCGCCTCACAGCCAAAGAAGCGACTACCCGACCGTGAATTTTGATTTCTTTCTGTTCATTGGTGTTGAGGGTGAAAGTTTCGTAATGATGGTTATCTGAGATGATTTTTAATGAGCCATCAGCTAATGGCTCGATTCTCTTAATGAAAAGGCATGGGCGACCAAAAGCATCCATTGTGTAAACATAAATGCCAGAGGTAAGCGCACGTCCACCGCAATCAACGAAAGCCACAACCTCACATGGTTCTATGGTCGGCTGCATTGAATCACCTTCCATCCGGCAGCTTTGAACGCGGTTGCCAAAGTCATTAATGTTGTCAGATCCGAACAGCATTTGAGGTGTTTTAACTGGCTGATTAATTGCGACGGAATTTTGCATTTTCATTTCCTAAGGGTGAGTTTGTCCCCACCAAGAAAGGTGTTAATTAAATAATGTTAATTAATTTTAAATTTTGTCGGCTTGCTTGCAGATGGTTTCTTGCAAGTCGTCTAATTTTTCATAAACGATAGTTAGTGTACCGATAGCCGACAATTCCGGAGGCATGCAATCCATAGCGTTAGATAAAGCCATTCTGCAATTGCCAATATCAGCAGACCATGAGTTAAGTTGATTGGACGTTATAATACTTGTTGGTTCTGTAAATTCACCGCACTGCTCGTTGCCTGAAATGAGCCACAGAACATCAGAATGAAGAATGTTAGCCAATTGGATTAACTGGTCAGCAAACGGAACTGTTTTTTCCGTTTCCCAGTTGTTAATGGTTTCGGTTGTTAAACCAAGATGATCAGCCAAAAAATCCTGAGAGAGTCGAAGCGAAGATCTTTGATTTAATATTCTTTTGCCGATGGTTTTGGCTACGGTGATTTGAGTATTCATTTCATTGGCTCCGTTGTTTGCCGATGAATGAACTTTAAGTCACGCAATAACTTATTGCAATAACAAAACTTATTTTTATTTTGCAATTTGGTTTAATGCATTGATTTTTCTGATTAAATTTTATTGTTTTACTGCATGTATACAGCTATTGATAAAGAAAAAGCCGCTTTTCAGCGGCTTCAAAAGGTGTGGTGTTGAAGGTTAGAGCCTATTGTAATTGATTGATTCGTGCATTATGGCTTTACCCATCACGTAAAGGTCATCCTGGTTTTCTTCCGTGATATACCATTTCTCATATGCTGGGTTATCCGATAACACTGCTAGCCTGTTTCCCTGCATCTGGAGTCGTTTTAGGTGAAATGTTTTACCAAAAACAAAGACATATACACCATCTGTTAGAAAGTGTCGGACGGAAATGTCAACGAAGACACGATCACCGGAATTGAATGTGCTGGCCATGCTGTCGCCATTGACTGTCATTACTTTTACGACATCTTCACTACGATTTCCAAAAAGGGATTTTGCGTGTTCAGTAGTGAACTCTATAGCATGTAAAACCTCAACATATTCTGAAAGCATAAACGTGCCAGGCCCAGCACTCACCGAAAGGTCAAGAACTTCGACCCTGAATATGCCAGCGTTATCCTTTACTTCCCTGTCGGGCATAGTCTCTATCACATACCCCTGTCTGTGGGGTACATGATTTTTCCCGGTAGAAAGCCATTCAGGGCTTACACCCAGCGCATTCGCAATCTCAACCAGCTTACGTGTTGTGTTGGTTTTGCCTGCAACAAGGCGCCAGATAGCTGGTTGCGAAACCCCAACTTTCATCGCTAATTCTGCCTGTGTAAGGCCAGCGTCAACCATCGCTTTTTGAAGACGATCTGAGAATGTGTTCATACCAATAAGCCTATACAAAAAGTTATTAAGTGGCAAATACGATAAGTTATTGCATAAAGTTATTCAAGGTTATACTCTTTCCTTGTGTTCAATAACTTTTGGTATTTTTATGATCAATCAACATGTCAAGAGAGCTATCGATATTCTCGGCGGACAAGCTGCATTAGCAAGGGCTTGTGGGGTTACTCAACCAGCTGTTTTTCGCTGGCTTAATGGTAGCCGGGTTAAGGCTGATCATGTCATGTCCATTGTTAAAGCTACTGGTGGCGAAGTTAAAGCCTACCAGATCCGCCCAGACCTTCCAGACACATTCCCTCATCCGGGAAATGAGGTGTGAGGTGTGATATGTCGCACTCAATCACTACCGAAAACCAAGTTAAGCCATTGGATATCGATTATCGCGATCCGCGCGGTGTGATTGTGCATGTCACCGGCTGGAATCGGGATAAACAGCAGGTGTACTTCACCAGGCAGAATTATCCGCATGAATGTATGCAGCCTGTCTGGAAGTTCCAACAATATTTTACGAAGGTCTCGGAGGCGCAAAATGCGTGATTACGGAAAGGTGTCTCCTCACTTCTGGATTGGCAGAACAGGCAAAGAGCTGCGTCAGGCTGGGCCAGAGTCTCAGCTTGTGGCGTTGTACCTGCTTACCAGTCCGCACGCCAATATGATCGGTCTTTATTACATGCCCCTTGCGTTCCTGTCTCATGAGACTGGATTAACCATGGAAGGGGCTAAGAAGGGGCTTAATAGCGCCATTAAAGCCGGGTTTTGTAAGTACGACGAGCATTCAGAGATGGTGTGGGTCATCGAAATGGCAACGCATCAAATCGGCGAGGCACTGAAACCCGGAGACAAGCGCTGTACTGGAGTACAGAACGAATACAACAAAGTATCGGATAACCTCTTTCTTTCAGAGTTTTACGAGAAATATTCGAAGCAGTTCAATATGACTTGCCCCCGTAGTAGTGAGCTCCAGATCCCGGATGTAAATGAAGGGGCTTTAAAGGGGCTTGCAAGCCAAGAGCAGGAACAGGAGCAGGAGAAAGAACAAGATCAAACTACTTTGTCCGATTCGAATCGGACCGATGGCGATAAACCTGACGAGTTGAAAGGTCAACCTGCACAGGGGAAACCTGATTCAAAATCTGATGATGCTGAGAGCCCAGATCCAGTCGATGCCGCTTTCGAAAATATTTTTTGGGGGGCTGGACTGAGGAAGGATGCCAAGGTCAAGGCTAAGTCAGCGTTCAGGACCAAATATCGCGACTGGAAAAAAGCGAACCGAGGTACGCCTGAGAACTTCGCCGTTATGCTGGCTGAAGATATCAGCCTCCGGGTGAAAACACAGCAAATGGGGTTCGACAAACTCCTGCCAGCGTCATACCTGAACGGAGAGCGCTGGAACGATGAAAAACCAAATGGAGCTCCTCAGATATCCGCAAGCGCAAACGCCATCGGTGGGACAGGTGCTTCCTGGTTCGCAAAACCAAGTGACGGTTCGGCTGAGGTATTTATCAGCCAGGCAGCCATTGACCGCATGAAGCGCGGAGCTAACCGCCCATGAAAAGAATCCTCAAACGTCTACTGGTTGCTGGCTATAACCGCGGCTTTTTGCGTGAGGAATTCGTGACTATGTGCTTTATAAAATTCGATTTACGGAGTGTGTGATGACCCCTGCTGAGTTATCTGAAAAATTGTGGGACAACGCCGAAAGAGTTGCGAAATACCTGCTTCCACGAGGACACCTCGAGGGCAAGGAGTGGTGCGCTGGTAATACCAATGGTGATGCCGGTAAGAGCCTGAAAATTAATCTCGGTGGTAAGAAGACTTGGGCAGATTTTGCAAGCGGCGACAGCGGAGACCTGCTTGATCTTTGGGTGCTGGTGCGTAACTGCCAGCTGCACGACGCTATGCGGGAAGCGAAAGAGTTCCTTGGGCTGAAGGACGACGATAACCACTTCGAGGCGAAGAAAAAAACCTTCTCACGGCCAACCAAAAAAGGCGTTAAAAAGGCGAGCCATTGCTACGACTACCTCTCTTCCCGTGGCATCACCCGAGAGACAGCTGATCAATTCCGTGTTTCGGACGCAGTCGTCTGGTACCACGATGAAAACCGCGAAATTCCGGCAGTGGCGTTTCCGTATCTTCGCAACGGTGAGCTTTTGCAGGTAAAGCGAATCGGCACTGAACGACCAAATGGCAAAAAGTTGATCATGGCTGAAGCTGATTGCGAGCCATGTCTGTTTGGCTGGCAGGCTATGGACGCGAAAGCTCGCGCTGTTGTGCTTTGCGAAGGAGAGATTGACTGTATGACCTACTCGCAATTCGGTATCAGTGCTCTATCGGTACCGTTCGGCGGTGGAAAAGGGGCCAAACAGCAATGGATCGAATACGAGTATCACAACCTCGACCGATTCGAAGAAATTTGGTTAAGCCTCGATAACGATGATGTAGGGCGCGAAGCCGCAAAAGAAATTGCTCGTCGCCTGGGGGAGCATCGTTGCCGCCTGGTAGAGCTGCCGCACAAAGATATCAATGAATGTCTGACCTCCGGGATGAGCGAGGATGAAATCTGGCACTACTTGGGGACCGCTAAATTCTTCGACCCTGATGAACTCTGCTCTGCGGGTGATCTCCTTCAGGAAACACTGGATGCATTCGAGCATCGAGATGTTGGATTATTTTCCAGCCCGTGGGATTCGCTGAACAGTAATTTCAAATTCCGCGCCGGAGAGCTGACGCTGGTTAACGGAGTAAACGGCCACGGAAAAACCGAGCTGGTGGGACATATCGCCGTCAATGCCATGAGCCAGGGAGTCCGGGTATGCATTGCCTCGCTGGAGCTTAAGCCTGGGAAAATGTTGGCTCGTCTTACCCGGCAAACCATTTGTAGAAAAAACCCAGAACGTACTGAAATCATCATGACTAACGAGTGGTTTTCTGATCGTCTTTGGGTGTTCAAACTCACCGGAACAGCCAAGGCCGATCGACTGTTGGAAATATTTGCCTATGCCAGACGCCGCTATGGAATCGATCTTTTCGTTATCGACAACTTGGCAAAATGTGGACTCGATGAGGAGGACTACGGTGGACAAAAAGAATTTATCGATACCCTCTGCGACTTTAAAAACGAGCACAACTGCCATGTTCTGCTGGTAACGCATGCCAGAAAAACAAACGAAGCTGCACCAACAGGGAAAATGGATGTTAAAGGCACTGGCGCTTTAACTGACATGCCCGACAACGTTATGGCGGTCTGGCGTAATATCCCGCGCGAACTGGCGCAGCGCAAAGCTGAAAGAATGGGGTATGAGAGCCTTGATAAGGACGAACAGACTGCTATCCAAATGCCCGCTTCGATGATCCGCCTGTTGAAACAACGTGAAGGGGAAGGCTGGATCGGAGACATAGGGGCTAACTTTGATTCCCGCTCACACCAGTTTATCGAGGGTGATAAAGGGCCCTTCAATTACTTGGCCGGCAAACAGCAAAGTGAACTTGATATTGAGTGGGAAGCCACCAACGCAACGAGGTATTAAAATGGATCGCCTAATTAGAGAAATGTCGTATCTCTTTACCAAGCAGCGTTTTATGGAGCTTCAGGAAACGGCAAAAGACATCGCAATCGGTCATAGTGATTTTCCTGAGTGTTTCGGTCTTATTGCTGACGCCATCGCTGAATTTGTTGAAGACACTCCTGATGATGAGTGGCGAGAGCATGAAAAAATCCTTATGCACTACGTTGCTATGCGTGTTCTGACGCTGTGGGGTAACGGCGATAAAGTGACTGATGTCCAGTGGGCGCACCCTGGCTGGTTTGGCACTGCTGAAAAGGGGGAAACCATTCAATGAAGTTGGAAGCATCACTAAAACACTTTAGCCCTCAGGGTGTGCACATCAGCGACGACGTGAAAGGAACCTCTCCGGACCGCCTTACAGGAACAGATGTAATGGCGGCAATTGGCACCACCAGCAGCCGTGCGCGCTTCGGACTGGCGGCGTTCTTCGGTAAAGCGGGAATCAGCAAAACGGATGAACAGCTCGCAGTTCAGGCGCTGGCGCGATATGCGATGGATGTCGCACCGAAGAATGTTCGCAAAGCAGCTGGTGGGCAGTTCGGATGGTGCATGCAGATGTTGGCACAATTTGCCTTTGCTGATTATTCACGTTCGGCGGCTACAAGCGTGACGTGTCACAGCTGCAGTGGTACCGGACGAACAACCCGCGAACAGATTACCCGCAAGGTTTCGTACCCATGGGGTAAAGCTCCATACTGGGCCTGCCGCTCTCGTGCTGTTCGACCGTCTGACTGGGAGCAGTGGATGGAGGTAACAGAGGTTGTACCGGCGGTCTGTGATGCTTGCGAAGGCAAGGGAACGATCAGCGCCCGTTGTCGTTGCGGCGGTAAAGGCGAGGTTCTAGACCGCAAGGCCACAAGCGAGCGCGGCGCGCCGGTGTTTAAAACCTGCGAGCGCTGCAGCGGAAATGGATTTTCTGCGGTGCCGTCTACCGCAGCCTATAAAGTGATACTGAAGCGCGTTCCGGATCTGCACGTCAGAACATGGACTCGCAACTGGAAACCGTTTCTTGAGGCGCTGGTAAGCATTTGTCAGCAGGAGGAGGGAAACGCCGCAAGAGAATTTCAATCTGCAACCAGTTTAGGCGAAGAAGGTGACGAAATTTAGCATTATTACGACATAAGGCTTGATTTTGTCCGAAGTTGTCGTGTATGCTTCTAATCATGCGGAGTAACGCCTGAAAGATTTCAACAATAAGCCCCTTGCGGGGCTTTTTTATGGCAGCGAGTTAACGAAAGAACTGAAAAGGGCCTTATCTTTATTGCTAATTGATTTTTTCAAATGTAGTTGATGATTTAAAGGTTTAAAGTTTTCCTTTGTGAGATATATACATGCTTTCTCAAAACGATCCTGAAGGAATTGAAATCTTTCATTCAGCCTGGAAACTTTTAATCCTAATGACATGACCTTCTTCTCAGGAATATCGTCAGGATTGCAATTATTGAGTTCTTCCAGCACAAGGCGAATATCTCTTTCGAAGATTAGCGCTATGTTATAATCGTTGAGGAGGCATTCAGGATTACGAACAATGCCAATTACTTCGTCGATGAATTGTGGTTTTACATTATCCTCAGCATTTTCATCTTCGTTATCGGAAGGTTTTTGAGACATAACATTCGACAACTGCATTTCTTCCTTGGTTTTCCTTCTGGGAAGTAAAACTTTTCCATCTCCTAAAGCAGCCATACGTTTCAAAGCTTGACTCCCGGCTCGGCCAACTACTTTAGAATCTCTTAAATCTAAAATTTTATGTGCGACCCATTCTAATGATGGTTCACTGGCTTCGATTTTGGCTTTTGCTTGGTAATGGAGAAAAATATTTTTCTTGGCTTCCTTGAGGGCTGTTAGATATCTGTGGAAATTTGCCTTTTTCTCGAGGTCAGTGGCTAGGTTTTCAAATGCTATACCGAAGACTTTTGTACCGCAAACGTGACCCAGGTTCGTCTCCAGACCATCCTCAGTAAGAACAAGAAACCCTTTTTTATGGCCTGTTCGACAGCTCGACTTGCCACACGGGATTTCTTCCGGGAGGTCATCATAATAACCAAAAACATCGGATAATTGTTGATCGGTCAGTTCCAGCCTGGAATGATAGCTTTCCCGAGCTTGAATTTCTGTCCAGTCATTAATGCGATCAAAGCTATTGCCGTTTTTAATAAAAATCATATCTTCCCTTGCTCTGGTTAGATTGAAAGCACTGCCGCTTGATATTTAACCATTTCCCTGATTGTTTTTCATCATAAAACCATATTATTGCAAGGGTAGTTTTACCTATGTATCTTCTTGCTCCCGGCCCTTTAGCTCAGTTGGTTAGAGCGTGCGACTCATAATCGCCCGGTCGCTGGTTCAAGTCCAGCAAGGGCCACCAGACCGCCACTAGCTCATCGGGAAGAGCGGCAACCCAGGTGTTGTGGTACGGGGTTCGAGGCTCCGGTGGCGGACCACTGCCGACTTAGCTCAGTAGGTAGAGCAACTGACTTGTAATCAGTAGGTCACCAGTTCGATTCCGGTAGTCGGCACCATATGCGGGCATCGTATAATGGCTATTACCTCAGCCTTCCAAGCTGATGATGCGGGTTCGATTCCCGCTGCCCGCTCCAGTTTAAGCTTTTCGGTCTGCGATGATGGGTTCCCCGGAGTGACTGGAAAGCGACCTGGTTTTGAATGGGCGCTGCTTTTTGCAAAATTGCTGTGTGAAAATACTGACCTTTGGGTTCAGCGCTCATCCAAAAGCATCACGTGAATTCACCAACGCTCATGTACTCTCCAGGAAACAATAAGTGATTCTGAAAAGTTCCGGTTAGATATTGCCCCGGTCACCGGATGATTTTATCTTTTGGTTCGTGGTGAATCCTCCTATGCGGCGGGGCGTCCAGTCAAACTTTTTTGTCCAGGTTTGTTTGCGCGGAACTAGTCGGCTGGGGCTGTTCCACCGGGAGGCACCCGGCGCCACCTCCTTGACGGTATTGTTATTTTTCATGCCTGTTCGTCCGAGCAGGCTTTTTTTGCCCGCATTATCTTCATTGAAAACTGGCAACTCAGAGAATCATCCAAATTAAAAAAGCAGCAACGAGAGCGATTACTAATACATTCTTCGCTTTTTCTCTTCTGCTGGCCTTCACAAAAGGATTCACTATCCGGCAGTGGCTACACACAAGTGATTCTGGGTTAATTAACTTTCCGCAGTAGGGACAGGGCTTGATAATCATTGGTACTAATTAAGTTGTGAGAACGTAGTCTCATTTAACCACATTTATCGAGTTGTTTTACTAATGGTCTAGTTATTTCAGACATATTCATCAATTTCAGGCTCACGGGAATCATCCGCTACGTGCTTTGTTGATAAATCCAGCCCGTGAAGCCTGACCCTTTCATCACACACAGCACCCGCTAACTATGCGAGGTGAGGCTATGAAAATGAATGACAAGAACCCTGAATTCTGGGCTGCGGCTTTGACCGGACTCAAAAATGCGTGGCCCCAGATTCTGGGGGCGTCAATGGCCGGACTCATTGCCTATGGTCGTCTGATATATGACGGTGCAACACGAAAAAATAAATGGCTTGAGGGCGTCCTTTGTGGCGCCCTTTCTTTATGCATCACCAGCGCGCTTGATGTGGTTGGCCTTCCTGTATCGATATCACCGTTCGTCGGTGGTGTGATTGGATTCGTTGGCGTGGACAAACTGCGCGAGATCGCTATCAGCGCACTCAGAAAAAGGGCAGGGGTGAACGATGACAATCAGCAATGAACCGCGCTGGCTGGTGGAAGCCCGTAAATACATGGGGCAGATGGAAATTAAAGGCCCGCGACACAATCCGTTAATCCTCCAGTTCTGGAAGGACATTAAACGAGGTGGAATTAAAGATGATGAAACGCCCTGGTGTGCAGCCTATGTCGGATCCATGCTTGAAAGAGTCGGAATTAGATCAACCCGGTTCGAGTCTGCTAAATCCTACCTGTCCTGGGGCGTCGAACTTAAGGAGCCTGCTTACGGCTGCATTGTTGTATTCACACGAGACGGCGGCGGCCATGTCGGATTTGTGGTCGGACAGCAGCAAAATGGTGACCTGATGGTATTGGGTGGTAATCAGTCAGATGCTATCAATATTCGTGCATTCTCACGTTCCCGCGTGACGGGTTATCGTTGGCCGGTTAACGAGCCGAGGGATAGCCGCATGTTACCGTTGATGAATGGCACCAGTTCGGTGAAAGAATCATGATTGAAGCTCTACTCGCATCACTGAAAACGTCATGGCGCTGGTGGCTGGTAATTATCGCGGTGGTTATTGTCGTTGGCGCTGTCGCTATTCTCGGTGTTCTGCTGGCACACAGCCAGGCTGACCTGAGCACAGCGCAAAGCGATAAGCGAGTTCTGGAGCATGATAACGCGCTACAGGGACGGGTTATCGCGGTGCAGGCTTTCAACTTCAACCGCTTCAATCAGGTGGCTGAGAATGCCAGCCGCCTTAATTCGTTGATCGATGCAGGTACCGAAAAGACTGTCATCGAATACCGGGAGATTCTTCGACGTGAAAAAACTTGTGACCTGCCTGTTCCTGCTGATGTCGCTGGTGGGTTGCTCGACTACGCGAACCGTTTACGTACCGGGGCAATGCACACCGATTCCGGGAGCGCTGACGCAGCCAGTGATAACGCCACTACCGCCAGCACCCTGACATATTGCCAGGCTGTTCTATGGATTAAGCCGTTGCTGGCTGCTATTGAAAAAGCGAATAACCAACTGGCAGGAATACGCCGGATCGAACAGGAACGGCAATAGCATTACAGCAGGCATTCACTGAGTGCCTGCGACAAAGCTAAATGGCATCAAGCATGCGATGATGATTGATTAATAATTGAACTATGCATGGTATAATAAGCCCCATTCATTGAAAGGTTAACCACCATGTCATTTTTCGATTATGCAATGCAGCGTGTTGGGCTTGTAGCCAATATGACTGTCACGTGTCCGATATGTGGACATAAATCCACACACTCGACCACGAAAGTACGCCAGCAACAGGCGTTACTTTGCCCTAAATGTAAATCGCTGTTTGTCATTCACAGGTAGTGGGTCGCGATACAAATAACCCCAGGCCTCGCAATAGCGGGGCTTTTTTATGCGTATCACACATCCACATGTAAAAGGAAAAATACCATGAGTAACAAAATCATTACGCTATCTGGCGCTGCTAATGAAGTGCTTTATGCGCTGTTTTTCCGTGGCGCGTTGCTGTCTGGTGATCTGCCTTCTAAATCTGGCACAGCCGAATTGCGCGAGCTTGGTTTTGCTGAAACCAGACACACAGCAACCGAATACCAGAAAGAAAATCACTTTACCTTTCTGACGTCAGAAGGTCAGAAATTTGCCGTTGAACATCTGGTCAATACGCATTTTGGTAAGCAGCAATATTGCACTTCGATGACGCTTGGCGTTGAGATTGATACCTCACCATTTGTTGTGAAGAACGGTGAGGTATTCATCAAGGAAGCCAATATCGCTGGTGGTTCTATCCGCGCTGCCGAATTAGAAAAGCCTCAGCCGGTGACCAATATCTACAACATCAATTTTGGTGCTCGCAGTGATGAACCGGCACAGAACCAGGTAACCATCAGCGCCGACAAATTCGAAGTTAACTCTGGCGTCGATACCAATCTCGAAGCGGTGCTTGGTAACTCGCTGAAAAATGCTGCTGAATGTGCGGCGCTGGATGTCGCAAAGCAAATGGCAGCAGACAAGAAAGCAATGGATGAATTAACTTCCCATGTCCGCAAGGCCATTATGATGGAATGTTTCCCCGGTGGCGTTATCTGGCAGCAGTGCCGTCGATAGCCTGTGGAGGTCATATGCGTCTCACTGTATTAGATGACGATCCCGGCAGGAAGATTAATCTCGGTGTAGAGCGATACGCTGTTTTTCTCGATGGTATTGAAGTTAAACATGTCTTCACTGCTGACGATGAGAAGGGCGAAGTAATCGCTGCTGTTCTCGATGAGCGTGGTTATATGACGACAGATAACGGTGAAGTGAAGCGGCATACGCTTTACGGTTCCGTGAGGATTGAACCATGCCAGCGTTAATCCCTCGCGCATGTCGCAAGAGAGGTTGTCCCGGTACGACAACGGATCGCTCTGGCTACTGTCAGCAGCATCGCAATGAGGGCTGGCAGCAGCATCAGCAGGGTAAGAGTCGCCATGAACGTGGCTACGGCGGCAAGTGGGATATCAAGCGCGCCCGCATCCTGAAGCGTGATAATCATCTGTGTCAGAACTGCCTGCGTAGTGGACGTGCTGTCGCGGCCACAACCGTTGACCATATCAAGGCTAAGGCACATGGGGGTACCGATGATGATTCGAACCTTGAAAGCCTCTGCTGGCCCTGCCACCGCTCGAAAACAGGTCGCGAGCGCTTTAAATGATAGTAATTATCATCAACAGGCGTAGAGGGGAGGGGGAGGTCAAATCCCTGTAGCCGAGAGCCCAAAGGACCGCCGCCTAGCCTTTCTTCACATCGCCGCAGGTTAGAAAACTTTTTTTGGGGTTCCCCAGCCGATGATTAATAGGAGTTTTCGATTATGTCAGGACCGCCGAAAACCCCTACCCATCTGCGTTTGGTGAGGGGTAACCCATCAAAACGACCGATCAACAATAACGAGCCGAAACCACCTAAAGGGGTCCCCCCAGTTCCCAAGCATTTCGACAAGCAGGGGAAGTACTGGTTTAAGCGGATGGCTGAAGAGTTGGACGCCATCGGCGTGATCTCCCAGCTTGACGGGCGAGCCCTTGAACTGCTTGTGGAAGCGTATACCGAATACAGACATCACTGCGACACGCTGGAGATTGAGGGGTATACGTACCGAACTGAAACGCAGACTGGTGACGTCATGATAAAGGCACATCCGGCAGCAATTATGAAAGCCGACGCCTGGAAAAGGCTGCGAGCCATGCTTGGTGAGTTCGGAATGACGCCTGCCAGTCGATCGAAAGTAAGTACAAAAACTCCGGGCGAAGTTGATCTTATTGCTGAATTTATGAAAGCGAGGGACTAATGGCTAAAGTTTCCGATGGGATACGTTACGCCGAACGCGTCGTTGCCGGTGAAGTTATCACTTGTGAATTTGTCCGTCTCGCCTGCCAGCGTTTTCTTGATGATCTGAAGTACGGTGAAGAACGTGGTATCTATTTCAGCGAGCCCCGCGCACAGCACATCCTCAACTTCTATAAATTCGTGCCTCATGTTAAAGGAGCACTGGCAGGCCAGCCGATTGAGCTGATGGACTGGCATGTTTTCATTCTTATCAACATCTTCGGTTTTGTTATCCCCCTGGTAAATGAAGAAACAGGCGAAGTTGTGTTGCGTAATGATGGCAGTGGCCGTCCTGTGATGGTCCGCAGGTTTCGCACGGCATATAACGAGGTAGCCCGTAAAAACGCCAAGTCGACATTATCCTCTGGCGTTGGTCTCTATATGGCTGGCGCCGATGGTGAGGGCGGGGCAGAGGTTTATTCCGCAGCGACAACGCGGGATCAGGCTCGCATCGTTTTTGAAGATGCGAAAAACATGGTTAAAAAAGCGAAACCCACACTGGGGCGACTGTTTGAATTCAATAAACTGGCGATCTACCAGGAGCAGACAGCATCCAAGTTTGAACCGCTTTCTTCTGATGCCAACAATCTGGATGGTCTCAATATCCATTGTGGCATCGTCGACGAACTTCATGCGCATAAAACCCGTGATGTCTGGGACGTTCTGGAGACTGCAACCGGCGCACGATTGCAGTCCCTTCTGTTTGGCATAACGACAGCGGGTTTTAACAAAGAAGGTATTTGTTACGAGCTGCGCGATTATGCCATTAAGGTGCTGCGTGGTTATAACAGCGAAGTGGAAGGCGCGGTAAAAGACGATACCTTTTTCGCCATCATCTTCACCCTGGATAAGGATGATGATCCGTTTGATGAAACGGTCTGGCAAAAGGCTAACCCTGGGCTTGGTATCTGTAAGCGCTGGGATGATCTTCGCCGCCTGGCTAAGAAGGCCAAAGAACAGGTTTCCGCCAGGGTTAACTTTTTTACCAAACACATGAATATCTGGGTGACGGCAGAGTCAGCCTGGATGGACATGATTAAGTGGGAAAACTGTGAGTTTATAGCCCCCCGTCATGAGCTGAAAACCTACCCGATGTGGGCTGGCGTGGATCTGGCCCACAAGATTGATATTTGCGCAGCAGTAAAACTCTGGCGGGCAGACAACGGCCACGCGCATGCAGACTTTAAATTCTGGTTACCCGAAGGGCGGCTGGAAAAATGTTCCGCTCAAATGGCGCAGATGTATCGCAAATGGGCCGAGCTTGGAAAGCTGGAACTGACCGATGGTGATGTTATCGATCATGCGCAGATTAAAGCTGATTTTCTGGAATGGATTAGCGGCGAAAACCTGAAGGAAACCGGGTTTGACCCCTGGAGCGCAACGCAGTTTAGCCTGGCTCTGGCAGAAGAGGGTGTGCCGCTGGTAGAGGTTCCGCAAACGGTCAGAAACTTTTCTGAGTCAATGAAAGAAGTGGAGTCTCTGGTTTATGGTGGGCGTTTTCATCACAGCAATCATCCGGTTATGAACTGGATGATGTCTAACGTCACCGTCAAGCCTGACAAAAACGACAATATCTTTCCGAACAAATCCACGCCAGAAGCGAAAATAGACGGGCCTGCCGCCTTGTTTACCGCAATGAGCCGCATGCTTGTAAACGGCGGCGAACAACAGGACAGCCTCTCTGACCATCTGGAAAGTTACGGCGTCCGTTCATTATAAAGAGGCAGTTATGATCCTGATGATTCTCGCCCCACTGATCGGGGTGATGGGCGCTATTTTGCTTTCGTTTGGTGTATGGATGATTTATCCGCCTGGAGGCTTAATCAGTGCGGGTATGCTTTGCCTTATCTGGTCATGGCTGGTTTCCCGCACGCTTTCGCTGGCCGGGAAAACATTGCGAGGAGGGACTGACTGATGTTTTTCCCCGGAATGTTCAAAAAAAGTGACGCCCCTGTCACTACTCCGGCAGAACTCGCTGAAGCAGTGGGAATGACTTACGACACCTATACAGGGAAAAGGGTAAGCAGCCAGAAAGCCATGCGGCTTACAGCAGTTTTCGGTTGTATCAGGGTTCTTGCTGAGTCGATGGGTATGCTGCCCTGTAACCTGTACAAGATAACCGGAAACAGTAAACAAAAAGCGACTTCTGAAAGGCTGCATAAATTACTGACGATGAAGCCAAATGATTACATGACCCCCCAGGAGTTCTGGGAGCTGGTCATTGTCTGTCTTTGTCTTCGCGGTAATTTTTACGCCTACAAAGTTAAAGCGCTTGGCGAGGTGGTGGAGCTGCTTCCTATTGACCCCGGGTGTGTTGAACCAAAGCTTAACAGCCAGTGGCAGCCGGTTTACCAGGTAACATTCCCCGATGGTTCAACAGATGTGCTTGGGCAGGATGATATCTGGCATGTCAGAACGCTTACCTTTGACGGACTGGTGGGGCTCAACCCTATAGCCTATGCAAGAGAAGCAATATCTCTGGGAATGGCAACAGAGGAACATGGGGCTCGGTTGTTCTCAAATGGCGCGGTTACCTCCGGCGTACTCCGTACTGAACAAACTCTCACTGATGCTGCTTACGCAAGGCTGAAAAAAGATTTTGAGGATCGTCACCTCGGGCTGAGCAACGCGCACCGACCAATGATTCTCGAAATGGGACTGGACTGGAAGTCGATGGCGCTCAATGCGGAAGACAGTCAGTTCCTTGAGACCAGAAAATTTCAGCTGGAGGAAATATGCCGCCTGTTCCGGGTGCCGATGCACATGGTGCAGAACACTGACCGCTCTACGTTTAACAATATTGAAAACCTCGGCATGGGGTTTATCAATTATTCACTCGTTCCGTATATGACCCGCATTGAGCAGCGAATCAACATTGGGCTGGTGAAGGAATCAAAGCAGGGTGTGTACTACGCAAAATTCAATGCCGGCGCATTGCTGCGCGGGGATATGAAGTCGCGATTTGAGGCGTATTCAACAGGCATTAACTGGGGGATTTACTCACCAAATGACTGCCGGGAACTTGAAGAACTTAACCCACGCGCAGGCGGAGATATTTACCTTACGCCAATGAACATGACGACGAAGCCGTCAGACAGCAGCAAGAACAAAACAACCGAGGAGCAACATAATGCCGATGACTAAACAGCGGCTGGATATTCCGCTACAGCTAAAGTCTGTCAGCGACAGCGGGGAGTTTGAAGGCTATGGCTCTGTTTTTGGCGTAAAGGACAGCTACGATGATGTTGTTGTGCCAGGCGCTTTTTCGGCCTCCCTTCAGGCATGGAAAGAAAAGAATGCTCTCCCTGCATTACTCTGGCAGCACCGTATGGATGAACCCATCGGTATTTACACTGAGATGAAAGAAGATGAGGTTGGCCTTTATGTTAAAGGCCGGTTACTCATTGATGACGATCCCCTTTCGAAACGCGCACACGCCCACATGAAGGCCGGTTCTTTAACCGGCCTTTCTATTGGTTACATGCTGAAAGACTGGGAGTACGACCGTGTTAAGGGCGTGTTCCTTCTCAAAGAGATCGACCTGTGGGAAGTCAGTCTCGTAACGTTTCCGTCGAACGATGAAGCGCGGGTAAGTGATGTCAAAAGCGCATTTTCCCGCGGAGAAATCCCTTCTCAAAAAAGTATTGAACGAGTCCTGCGCGATGTTGGGCTCTCACGCACCCAGGCTAAAGCATTCATGGCCGGGGGTTATGGCTCACTTTCACAGCGTGATGTTGATGAAGTGAGTACCGCACTGGATGCACTGAAAAACATCAAATTTTAATCAGGAGTTAATTATGTCAGTTGACGTTAAAGACGTAGAGCAGGTCGCGCAGGAACTGCAGGCGAAGTTTGATGCGTTCAAAGAAAAGAACGATAAGCGCCTGGAAGCAGTTGAACAGGAAAAGGGCAAGCTGGCGGGGGAGGTTGAAACCTTAAACGGCAAGTTGTCTGAACTGGATGAGCTTAAATCCGCGCTGGAAGAGGAACTGAAGCAGGTTAAACGTCCAACTGGTGGTTCTCAGAGCAAAGCCGCAAGCGAGCATAAAACCGCTTTCATTGGCTTTATGCGTAAGGGTAAAGATGACGGGCTGCGCGAACTTGAACGCAAAGCTCTGCAGGTCGGTGTGGATGAAGATGGTGGCTACGCCGTGCCGGAAGAGCTGGATCGCACGATCCTTAATCTTCTGAAAGATGAAGTGGTGATGCGCCAGGAGGCGACAACCATCACAGTCGGCGGCGCTAACTATAAAAAACTGGTTAATCTCGGCGGTACGGCTTCCGGCTGGGTTGGTGAAACTGATGCCCGCCCGGAAACCGATGCGTCTAAACTCGGTCAGATTGAGCCGTTCATGGGAGAAATTTACGGTAACCCGCAGGCGACTCAAACCATGCTGGATGATGCCTTTTTCAACGTCGAAGACTGGATCAACAGCGAACTGGCAATTGAGTTTGCAGAGCAGGAAGAAATCGCCTTTACCAGCGGTAACGGGACGAAGAAGCCGAAAGGTTTTCTGGCATACGCCTCCACGCTTGATCCGGACAAGACTCGTGCATTTGGTACTCTCCAGCACATTCTCTCTGGAGCTGCGGCAGGCGTAACGGCTGATGCGATCATCAAACTGGTATACACGCTGCGTAAAGTGCATCGTAATGGCGCTAAGTTCATGATGAACAACAACAGTCTGTTTGCTATCCGAATCCTGAAAGATTCAGAAGGCAACTACCTGTGGCGTCCTGGTCTGGAACTGGGTCAGCCTTCCTCTCTGGCCGGGTACGGTGTGGCAGAGAACGAACAGATGCCGGATATCGCGGCTGATGCTAAAGCAATTGCATTTGGCAATTTCAAGCGTGGTTACACCATTGTTGACCGCATCGGCACCCGCATTCTTCGTGACCCCTACACCAAAAAACCATTCGTTGGTTTCTACACCACCAAACGCACCGGGGGGATGCTGGTGGATTCTCAGGCCATTAAACTGCTGCAGATCGGCACTGGCGCTTAATTCTCTGGGGCTTCGGCCCCGATTTTTCGAGGTGATTTATGCCTGAATTATTGCGTGAACTTAAGTGGTCCCCAGATGGTTGTATTGTCGAATCCATTCCCGCTGGAGTGTATCCGGACGGTGAGCTACCTGCTCGCGCTGAGGAAATTGCTACCGAACTCGGTATTATCAAATTTGGTGGTGGCGGTGTTCATGTCCCTGCAGAGCCAGAGCCAGAGCCAGAGCCAGAGCCAGCGGTAACAAAACGCGGGAAAACCAAATGAAGCCATCCATACAAGAGCTTCGCTACCAATGCCACATCGACAGTGATGACGATGCCGAAGATGTAATGCTGGAACTGTACCTTAATGCCTCTCTGAAACATGCCGAAAAAATTGTTAATCGCCATCTTTATGATGACGCTGTTCCGGAAGATGACCCGGATGGACTGGTAATTGATGACGATGTCAAGCTGGCCCTGATGTTGCTTGTATCGCACTGGTATGAGAACAGAGAGCCAGTAAGTCACGACAGCGTCAATACTATTCCATTCGGTGTTGAGGCGATTCTCAAACAGCACCGCAAAAGACCGGGAACGTAGGAGGTATTATGCAGGCAGGTCGATTACGCCATCGCGTTACTATCCTGAACTTTACTTCTTTTCGTGATACGACAGGCCAGCCGGTTGAAGAGTGGCAGGAGGGAAAGACCATATGGGCGGAAGTATTGGGTATCAGCGGCAGGGAGCAGTTGCAATCGGGTGCGGAAACGGCGCAGGCAACGATCCGGGTGTGGGTCCGTTTCCGGCGTGATGTGACTGCTGCGTCAAGATTAAAGGTGCTCACAGGACCATTTAAAGGCGCGGTACTGAATATCATCGGCCCCCCCATACCAGACAGTAAAGCCACCAGGCTGGAAATACTCTGTAAAAATGGAGCGGAAAAATGATTGATATCAGTCTTGATTTTTCTGGCCTTGAAGAGATATCCCGCGATCTGGAATTACTGAGCCGTGCCGAAAACAACAAGGTTTTGCGTGATGCAACGCGCGCTGGAGCCGAAGTGCTTAAGGAAGAAGTGATCGCCCGCGCTCCCGTGCGTACCGGGAAACTGAAAAAAAACGTGGTGGTGGTGACCCAAAAAAGCCGTCGCCGCGGGGAAATTTCTTCCGGCGTCCATATTCGTGGTGTTAACCCGCGCACCGGGAACAGCGATAACACAATGAAGGCGAGTAACCCGAGAAACGCCTTTTACTGGCGATTCGTTGAGCTGGGCACCGCGAACATGCCTGCACATCCGTTTGTGCGACCCGCTTACGATACTCGCGAGGAAGAGGCCGCCAGCGTCGCCATTGCCAGGATGAATCAGGCTATTGATGAGGTATTGAGCAAGTGAATGAAGATAATATCTACGCCTTGCTTTCTCCCCTGGCAGAAGGACGGGTATATCCCTATGTTGCGCCATTAGGTAGTGACGGGAAACCGTCGGTCACTCCACCCTGGATTATCTTTTCCATCGTCGATGATGTTTCCGCTGACGTGATGTGTGGCCAGGCAGAGAGCAGGGTTTCCGTTCAGGTCGATGTGTATGCCACAACGATCACTGAATCACGATCTCTGAGAGATTTGGCGCTTGCTTCGCTTAAGTCGTTAAACCCTACAGAGGTGGTAAAAATCCCCGGATACGAGCCATATTATCGGCTATACCGTGCCACCCTGGATTTTAAAGTTACCCCCTGACAATTAATTCACCCAACGAACCCGCCTGATGGCGGGTTTTCTTTTTCCAGGAGACAGCTATGTCTGCACTTTATGAAAAATCGCAGCTGACGAAGATCCTTATTTCCTCTGCGCCAGCCACCAAAGAAACGATGGATACCGCAACCTTCCTCGATCTGAGTTGCACCATCAAAGAAATTCAGTTCACTGGTGGCCAGAAGCAGGATATCGACGTAACAACGCTTTGCTCTACCGAGCAGGAGAACATCAACGGCCTGCCTTCTCCGTCAGAAATCTCTCTGTCCGGAAACTTCTATAAGAATCCGGCGCAGGACGCCTTGCGTGAAGCGTATGACAACGATACGACCTACGCTTTCCAGGTTATCTTCCCTTCCGGCAAGGGCTTTAAGTTCCTGGCTGAAATCCGCCAGCACACCTGGTCTTCAGGTACCAACGGCGTAGTGGCGGCAACGTTCTCCCTGCGTCTGAAAGGTAAGCCTGAAAATATCGAGTCTGGCTCCTGAGAGGTCGCATGAAGAATATTAAAAATCTCGCCCTGGCTAAGATGTCGGGTTTTCGTCATAAGACGGTCGCCGTTCCTGAGTGGGAAGGCGTCAAAGTGGTTCTCCGTGAGCCATCAGGTGAAGCCTGGCTGCGCTGGCAGGAAGTGGTGAAAGCGGGTGCTGATGATGAAAATGTGTCAGTATCGGAAAAGGCACACCGTAATCTTTGCGCTGACGTGGTGCTCTTCATTGACGTTCTGTGTGACACCGATAAGCAGCCGGTATTCAGCGTAGACGAAGAAGAGCAGGTGCGTGAAATCTACGGCCCCGTCCATTCACGCCTGCTCAAACAGGCGCTTGACCTGATCAACAACGCGGGCGAAGCGCGGGAAAAGTCTCAACCCCCGGCGTAAAGTTTCTGATGTCGCTTGCGCTCCGGATGGGGCGCACGCTCTCAGAGCTTCGGCAGAATATGACGGCAAGCGAGCTTCTGATGTGGATTGAGTACGACAGGCAAAGTCCGGTTGGCGATATTCGTGGTGACATTCAGGCCGCCCAGCTCGTCTCTGCCATCTACGGCTCGCAGGGGGCAAAAGTACCGCTGGACGATGCGATCCTGCGCTGGGGTGGTGATGAGCAATCAGAACCGAAGGACCCGTTTGCAGGGCTTGAGGCGGCTTTAGAGGCTGCAACAAATTAGGGCGGAGAACCGCCCATAATTTAATTAAGCTGTGAGAGTATAAAAATTACGAAACCAACAAGAATTATAGCTCCTATAACTTTACCAATATTTTCTGCCACATTTTCTGTCTGCTGAGCTTGCGCATTCAATTCTGATGTTTTTTCTAAAATGGTACTAGTTATAGCGTTGAACTCTTCAGCAAGGGTATTATAAATAGAGACTTGAGCCTCTTCAGGTTCGTTCTCGAAAAAATCGTTAATGGCATCATTACTCTCAAGTGTTGCTATATGAACATTTTCCCCAATTGAGGATATGTAGTCAAAATAGTCACACTGAGTTTGTGCTAAAGCTCTTATTCTTTTACGAATTGGCTTATACGCAAGTGATCCATCATCCTTTTCCCTGATCTCATAATAATCATCGGGATTACCGGGGACTTCAAAGTTTAAACTCAACATATTTATCTCCAGATGCGCGAGAAAAAACGCCAACCCTCAAAGGTTTTAGTGGGAGTGGCTATTCCATTTTCCTTATTAAGGTACAAGAGATGGCGGCTCTACGCGAATTAATAATTAAAATCTCTGCGAACTCTCAGTCCTTCCAGACTGAGATAGCTCGCGCCTCGCGAATGGGGGCGGATTATTACCGAACCATGCAAAATGGTGGCCGACAGGCTGCTGCCGCAGCGCGTGAAAGTGAAAGGGCGCTGTCAGAGCTTACCAATGGATTTGCGTCAGCAGGAAAAGCTGCAGCAGCTGCTAGCGCAGCGTTTGCAACTGGGAAAATTGTGCAAATTGCTGATGAGTGGAATTCAGTAAACGCTCGTCTTAAACAGGCATCATCTTCAGCAGATGATTTTGCTGCCTCTCAGCGCCAGTTAATGGAAATTAGCCAAAGAACAGGTACTGCGTTTTCAGATAACGCAAACCTTTTTTCACGTGCAGCTGCTTCAATGCGTGAATATGGTTATAGCTCAGATGAAGTTCTGAAGATTACTGAAGCTGTTTCTACTGGCCTCAAACTTTCTGGGGCTAACACTCAGGAAGCGAGTTCTGTTATTACTCAATTCAGCCAGGCCTTGGCGCAGGGCGTTCTTCGCGGTGAAGAATTTAACGCCGTTAACGAAGCAGGTGATCGCGTAATCCGTGCTCTTGCAGCCGGAATGGGCGTCGCGAGAAAAGACCTGAAGAGCATGGCTGACCAGGGACAGCTTACGATTGATAAGGTTGTTCCAGCATTGGTAAGTCAGCTAGATAATCTTCAAAGTGAGTTCAAAAGCTTACCACAAACGGTTTCTGGTTCTTTGCAGAAGGTTACTAACTCATTCATGCAATGGGTTGGAGGTATTGATCAGGCTACCGGCGCAACGGCAGGGTTGTCTGGTGGGCTGGATAGTTTAGCTCAAACTCTGGACGCGTTCACTTCTTCAGCTGTTAGCGGTGCCTTGAACGACGTTGCTGACAATATGTCCACTATCACAACAGTTGCCGGGGCACTTGTTGGCGTTGGGCTAGCTCGATACCTTAGCGGGGTGGCGACAAGTGCCACGAGTGCAACAGGTGCGCTAATTTCAGCTGCGAAATCAGAGGTTGCGCTTGCTGTCGCACAGGACAAAGCTGCTCTGTCTGCTGTTGCAGCTTCAAGGGCTGAAGTTTATCGTGCTCAGCAAGCCGTGCAGACCTCGCGTAGCGCAGATGTTCAGGCTGCTCAGCAAGAGAAAATTGCCGCAGCAGAAGCAAAGGTTACAGCAGCTCAAGCCAGGCTGACTACTGCTCTTGCAACTGGTACCGCTACGGAAAAAGTCAGGGCCAGAACAGCTCTTGAGCGTGCTCAGGCAAGCCTTGTTGCAGCCAAAAATGCTGATGCTCAGGCCGTTTCTGAAAGGCGCCTTGCTGCTGCTCAGGCTGCCTTAAGTCGTAACCTTGCAAACCGTGTTTCAGCTCAAAGCAATCTCAATAGCGTTACATCAGTAGGCTCACGCCTTATGGGTGGGGCACTCGGGCTTATTGGTGGCGTGCCCGGGTTGGTAATGCTTGGGGCCGGTGCCTGGTATGCGATGTACCAAAACCAGGAGCAGGCCCGTCGTTCTGCCCAGGAATACGCCAGTCAAATTGACGAAATTAGAGAAAAAACATCCCGAATGTCTTTGTCGGAAACAGACGACAATAGGGGGAAAACTGTTGGTGCCCTAGTTGAGCAAAATCGCCTGGTTGATGAGCAATCCAGAAAAGTTGGTGAGCTGAAAGCTCAAATAGACGATTTGAATGCTTCTCGCGGCAAACCAGGTATTACCAGCGAGAACGATGCAAATATACTGAGAGCGATAGCTATTGTTACGGATCAACTTGCTGTTGAAGAGGGAAAATTAAATGACATGCGAGATAAATCTCGCGGCATACAGCAGGCTCTGGAAGAAATTGAACGGCGTCGTAATGATTTAATTCGCGAACAAGCCTGGCGACAAAATGCGGTATATCAGTCGATGATCATGATGAATGGTCAACATACTGAATTTAACCGCCTGTTAGGGCTTGGCAATCAACTCCTTATGGTTCGCCAGGGGCTTGCTAATGTTCCGCTCAGACTTCCTCAGGCAGACCTCGACAAAAAGCAAACTGATGCTCTCGAAAAGAGTCGCCGGGATCTGGAGTTGTCACGCCTGAAGGGTGAGGCCAAAGAGCGCCTGCGTCTGAGTTATGCAGCCGATGACCTGGGGTTAACCAGTGATCCGCAATTCCAGACAGGCCGTCAGGAGTTGATTGATAACGGTCTTGCTGAATGGCGGAATAATGAGGCCAACAAACCTAAGGCGAAGGGTGGTAAAACCGAAGGCGAGAAAACCGAGGATGTGTATAAGCGCCTTATCAAGCAGCAAAAAGAGCAGATTGCCCTGCAAGGCCAGAATACTGAACTGGCGAAGGTTAAATACCAGGTCAGCCAGGGCGAACTTGCTTCTCTGACAGAAGCCCAGAAAAAGACGGTATTGCAGAATGCTGCGCTGATTGACCAGGTTAAATTACGTGAGCAACTGCGAAATTACGAAGCCAACCTTGCTGACAGTAACGCCAGCGCCCGCGCAGCCAATGAAGCGCAACTGCTGGGCTACGGGCAGGGCTCCAGGTTCCGTGAAAGACTTCAGGAGCAGTTCAATCTGCGTAAGGAGTTCGAGCAAAAGAATACCGATCTTCTCCGCCAGCGTCAGGCTGGTGAAATCGACGAGACGTTCTATCAGCAGGGACTGGCACTTAATAAGCGCTATCTCGAGGAGCGTCTGCGCGACCAGGAGGGATATTACGCAGCTTCTGATGCGCAGCGTGACGACTGGATGACGGGACTGTCTGAGGGTTATGCGAACTGGGTGGACGAAGCTACTGACTATTCTTCCATGGCCGCTGACGGCATGAAGCAGGCTATGGGGGGCGCGGTCACCACGATCACCGACATGCTCAATGGCAACGTTGACAGCTGGAAGGACTGGGGCGTCAGCGTACTGAAGATTATCCAGAACGTGCTGGTGAATATGGCTGTTGCTAATGGCGTTAGCTCAATTGGTTCACTGTTCAGTTTTGGGGCTTCGTCATCCGCTACCGCCAGCAGCGGTACCGCTATTCAGAATGCTGGGGCGAACTTCACCTTTAATGCGAAGGGTAATGTTTACGACTCTCCGTCCCTGAGCGCTTTCAGCAATGGCGTTTTCCAGACGCCTCAGCTGTTTGCTTTTGCCAAAGGCGCAGGGGTTTTTGCCGAGGCAGGACCGGAAGCCATTATGCCACTCACGCGGGCAGCTGACGGTTCGCTTGGCGTTAGGGCAGTTGGTACTCCGCAGGTCTCTGGCGGCGTGCCTTCAGTTAACTTCGGCGATATCAATATTCAGGGCGGATCTCCACAGGCGTCCAGTCAGGGTACTGCCGGAGCAGCAGGCTGGCAGCTTAAGGATGCCATCACTGGCGTCATTAATGAACAGGCCAGCATGCCTGGATCGCCTCTGTGGCGTTTAATCAAGGGGGTTTAACCATGGCAGTCGAAACCTTCAGCTGGTGCCCAAAGGTTGCCTCTCAGGTTGATACAAATTTTCGTACCCGAAAGGCACAGTTTGGCGATGGCTATGCGCAGGTGGCCGGAGACGGTATCAACCCGGTAACACCTCAGTGGAGCGTGAGCTTTACCGGTGACGAGGCTTACATTCAGGCCATTAAAAACTTTCTCAACAGACATGCCGGGTGGAAGTCATTTATCTGGAAGCCGCCGCTTGAGCCTTCATGTTTATGGCGCGCGGAATCCTTCCAGATATCTACCCACGGCAACAAAAAATACACCCTCAGCAGCACATTCATACAGGCATACCATCCATGAGTATTTCATCTGATGTCCAGAAACTGGAACCGGGTAAGCGCGTCCGCCTGATCGAGGTGGACGGCTCAGCGTTCGGTGCGGGTATTCTTCGCTTTCACAACGAGACAATCCCGCATACCGAGGCGGAAATCATCGCCGCAGGCGGCGACGAGTCAAAACTTGAGCCGAAGTCGGTGTGGTGGCAGGGGCAGGAGTATGGCGCGTGGCCGTATGAACTGACCGGCATATCTGTCAGCAGTGACGGGCAGAGTTCACGGCCGTCTCTCACCGTGGCAAACATCAGCGGCACGATTGGCGCGCTGTGCCGAAGATTTCAGGGGATGGCTAAAGCAAAGGTGATCATCCATGACACCTTTGCACACTACCTGGACGCAAGAAATTTTCCTGGCGGGAACCCGACTGCGAATCCCAACGAGGAGCGCAAACAGGTTTATTACATTGACCGTAAATCAGGGTCAGACGATGAAACCGTAGAGTTTGAGCTTTCCAGTCCAGCCGATCTGCGCGGGCAACTTATTCCGACCCGGCAAATTCAGCCAATGTGCACGTGGTGCATGCGGGGCTGGTACAAAACCGGGAACGGCTGCACCTACGCCGGGCAAAACGGCTGGTTCGATAAAGACGGCAACCGTGTGGACGATCCTTCACAGGATGTTTGCTCCGGACTGCTGTCAACGGGCTGCAAACCTCGTTTCGGAGAGAATGAGCAGCTGGATTATGGCGGGTTCCCCGGGGCTTCACTTCTGAGAGGATAATCATGCGCGACAAAACAGTTAGCGCCATTCTGGCGCACGCGGCCGCATCGTGTCCAGACGAATGCTGTGGCGTTGTCATACAGAAGGGGCGAGTAGAGAAATACATCCCTTGCAGAAATCAGGCTGAATCCCCGACTGAGCAGTTTGAATTGTCTCCTGAAGATTATGCAGCGGCTGAAGAGCAGGGCACAGTAGTTGCTATCGTGCACAGCCATCCTGGTGACGGCGCGACAACCCAGCCCAGTGAACTCGACATGCTGATGTGCGATGCCACTGAATTGCCCTGGGTAATTGCATCCTGGCCTGAAGGGGATATTCGTACCGTCATGCCTCGTGGTGATCGCCCGTTAACTGGTCGCCAGTTTGTGCTCGGTCACGCCGACTGCTGGTCTCTCATCATGGATTACTTCCGTACTGAGCACGGTATTACGTTACCGAATTACAGCGTGGATCGTCACTGGTGGGAGCAGGGCGAAAACCTCTACATGGACAACTGGTATGAGTGTGGATTCAGGGAGTTCGACGGGCCTTCCCAGCCAGGTGACATGGTGATCATGCAGGTACAGTCCGCAGTCCCAAACCACGCGGGTATTTTGCTTGAGGGTAATGTGCTCCTTCACCACATGTATGGCCAGCTAAGTCAGCGCATTCCATACGGTGGCTATTATCGTGACCGTACCATCAAAATTCTGCGCTATAAGGATTTGATGTAATGGAAAGAAAAACCGTCATTAAACTCAGTGGTTCAATGGCTCAGCGATTTGGCAGGACCCACCGCCGCGCGTTAACGTCTGCCAGTGAGGTATTCAGGGCGCTATCTAACACAATTGATGGATTTGATGCCTACCTGCGTGAGACCAGAGCGAAGGGGCTGGACTTTGTCATCTTCCGAAACCAAATAAACATAGGAAAGGAAGAGTTTGATCTTCTTGGACCTGGCGATGAACTTCGCATTATCCCTGTAATACGCGGCAGTAAAAGGGCGGGCCTCTTTCAAATTGTTACTGCCGCCGCAATTGCGGCTTTTACCTGGTGGAACCCAATAGGATGGGCAGCAGGTACACAAATGGCGCTATATGCCGCAGCTGGTTCTATGGCTGTGGGTGGTGTAGTGCAAATGCTTTCCCCTCAGGTTGCTGGTCTGAGGATGCGACAGGACCCAGATAATAAGCCTTCCTATGCGTTTGGCGGACCCGTCAATACTACGGCATCCGGTAACCCCGTTCCTTTGCTTTACGGACAGAGGGAAATAGGCGGTGCGATTATCTCAGCCGGGATTTATGCAGAAGATCAGCAATAAACCAAACTACCCATTTCAAGCCACCTGACGGTGGCTTCTTTTATGGACGCGATATGACGACGACGATCATCAAAGGCCGCGGTAAAGGTGGCAGCAATCAGACCCGAACACCCGTTGAAGCACCGGACAGCATTCAGTCCATTGCAAGGGCAAAGGTGCTGATTGCGCTTGGAGAGGGTGAGTTCGCTGGCGGGCTTGATGGTAAAAACATTTTTCTTGGTGACTCATCTTCGTACACGCCTCTTCAGAACGCCGACGGAAGTTATAACTTCAATAATGTGAAATATGAGTTCCGTTCCGGTACTCAGGACCAGGACTACATTCAGGGCTTCCCCGGCATTGAAAACGAACTTCAGGTTTCATACGAGCTGAAACAGGCTGTGCCGTACGTGCGCGCGGTATCCAACACGCAGCTCTCTGCGCTGCGAATTCGCCTGGGATGGCCAACTCTCTTGCTCCAGAAAAACAACGGCGACAAAGTCGGCACCCGCGTCGAGTATGCTATCGATCTGTCGGTAGATGGCGGGCCGTATGAAACGGTGGTTAACGGTGCTGTCGATGACAAAACCACGTCGCTTTATGAGCGCAGTCACCGCGTTAACCTTCCAAAATCCTCGACTGGCTGGCAGTTACGGGTTCGCAGAATCACGCCGGATTCCACGAGCGTGAATATCGTGGACACCATGCGCGTTGTAGCTGTAACTGAAATTATTGACGCCAAACTTCGCTACGTTAACACAGCGCTGCTGTATGTAGAGTTTGACGCAAAGCAGTTCCCTAATGGCATTCCTCAGGTTGTGTGCAATCCGAAGGGGAGAATCATCCGTGTACCTGATACCTACGATCCTGAAACCCGCACTTACTCTGGTACATGGGAAGGTGTGTTTAAATGGGCATGGACGGATAACCCAGCCTGGATTTATTACGACATCATTCTGAACGAGCGTTTCGGGCTGGGGCAAAGAATCGATGCGACTCAGATAGACAAGTGGGAACTTTATCGCATCGCCCAGTATTGCGATCAGCTGGTACCAGACGGCAAGGGCGGCAGCGGGACGGAGCCGCGTTTTCGTTGCAACGTTTATATCCAGGACCGTAATGACGCCTGGACCGTACTTCGTGATCTGGCGGGTATATTTCGCGGCATGACGTACTGGGGTGACAATAAGATGTATGTCCTGGCTGATATGCCCCGCGATGTGTGGCATATCTATAACCACGCCAGCGTAGTTGAGGGTAAATTTACCTTTGCGGACCCGAGTGAAACCACCCGAAACACTGCCGCGCTGGTGAACTGGTCAGACCCTGCCAACCACTACAAAGATACGCCTGAGCCTGTTTACGATAGCGATCTGGCCATGCGCTTCGATTATCGTCAGCTCGAAATGACTGCGATCGGCTGCACCAGGCAGTCAGAGGCAAACCGGCGGGGGCGCTGGGCGCTGCTTACCAACGGTATCGGCGAGGTGGTGACCTTCAGCACAGGCATGGACGTCCCCCCTGTTGGTGAGGTGATCGGCGTGGCTGCTAACGAGCTGGCCGGAAGAACTATCGGCGGCAGGGTGAGTGCGGTTAACGGCCGCAACATAACCCTCGATCGCGCTGCTGATGTGAAAGCCGGTAACAGGCTGTTTTTGAATCTTCCGTCAGGCACAGCTCAGGCCAGAACCGTCCAGGCCGTTAACGGAAACACAGTCACTGTCACCACACCCTACAGCGAAACGCCGGAGGCTGAATGTAACTGGGGTGTGGACTCTGACGATCTGTTTATAGCGCTTTTCCGTGTTACGGGAACGCGGGACAACAACGACGGTACTTTCGAGGTCACCGGGACGACTTACAACCCTGATATCTATTCCGCTGTTGATACCGGCGCAAGACTGGACGAGCGGCCAGTCAGTGTCATTCCGCCAGGGGTTCAGGCTCCCCCAGGAAATATCGTCGTAGACAGTTACTCTACGGTTAACCAGAACATTGCGATTACCACCATGCGCGTTGCCTGGGATGCTGTTCAGGGTGCAGTTGCGTACGAGGCGGAATGGCGGCGTGACAGCGGCAACTGGATTAGTGTGCCACGAACGTCTTCTCTCGGCTTTGAAGTGCAGGGTATCTACTCGGGTCGCTATCTGGTCCGCGTCAGGGCGGTGAACGCCAGCGACGTTTCATCAGTGTTGGCGACATCACCAGAAGTAAATCTTACGGGTAAAGTGGGCAATCCACCGAAGCCGGTTGGCTTCATCGCTTCTGAAAATGTGGTTTTCGGCATCGAGCTGAACTGGGGATTCCCGGCGAATACCGACGACACGCTGAAGACGGAAATTCAGTACAGCCTGACCGGAACCGAGGACGATGCGATGCTGCTGGCCGATGTGCCTTATCCGCAGCGCAAATATCAGCAGATGGGGCTTAAGGCTGGGCAGATTTTCTGGTACCGCGCGCAGCTGGTGGACCGCAGCGGAAACGAATCAGGGTATACAGACTTTGTGCGCGGGCAGGCCAGCATCGATGTATCCGATATCACCGATGCAATCCTGGAGGATATGAAAGAGTCGGAAACGTTCAAAGACCTGATCGAGAACGCGGTGGACAGCAACGAAAAAATTGCTGGCATGGCTAACGATATCAAACAGGCCAACGACGAACTGGAGCAGCAAGCGAAAGATATCGCCAAAAATGCCCAGGACGTCGGGAAGGTTCAGACCAGCGTTAATGAGCTTTCCAGCACGGTCGGGAATGTTTCGTCTTCACTCAGTCAGCTTGAGCAGACCGTTGCGACGGCTGATACCGCCCTGGGCCAGCGAATCGACAACATCAGCGTTTCTATGGACGGCATGACGGGCGGGGTGAAGAACTCTGCTATCGCAATTATTCAGGGCAACCTGGCGCAGGTAGCCGCGCGTAAAACGTTGTCTGCATCTGTAGCAGGGAACAGCGCTCAGCTGGACCGTCTCGACGAGGTGATCGTCAGTGAGAAGGAAGCCACAGCACGTTCATTGCTGAGCCTGCAGACGGACGTCAACGGCAACAAGGCATCCATCAACAGCCTGAATCAGACGCTCTCCGACTATCAGCAGGCCACCGCCACGCAGATAAACGGCATCACGGCGACCGTGAACGGGCATACCTCCGCCATCACCACTAACGCTCAGGCTATAGCCAACGTTAATGGCGAACTCAGCGCGATGTATAACATCAAGGTGGGGGTGTCCAGTAACGGGCAGTATTACGCTGCCGGGATGGGTATTGGGGTTCAAAATACACCCTCCGGCATGCAGTCACAGGTAATCTTCCTGGCAGACCGTTTCGCCGTGACTACTATGGTCGGCGGGACTGTAACACTGCCGTTCGTTATCCAGAATGGCCAGGCCATTATCAGGGATACAGTCATTGGCGACGGGACCATAAGCAATGCAAAAATTGGCAATTACATCCAGTCGAACAATTATGTTGCCGGCTCTGTTGGCTGGAAACTGGATAAGTCCGGGACGTTTGAGAACTACGGTTCGACAGCTGGGGAGGGAGCCATGAAGCAGACCAACCAGACAATCAGCGTCAAGGATGGCAACAACGTTCTGAGAGTGCAGGTTGGCCGATTAACGGGGGTGTTCTGATATGGCTTATGGAATACAGACCTGGGATGCTTCGGGAAACCCCAACAACTACGGAATCAAGCCCGTTTCCGTTGTTGGACGTATACAACTTGCCGCCGGACAAAACTCCGGCAGCTGGTCTTTCACTGTACCCTCAGGAATGAAGGTCGGTTTTGCGCTCTCACTTGATGAAGGAGGTAACAGCGTAGGGAGGAGCATTGTCGCGTCAGGGAACACAATAACCGTAACCGCAGCCTCTTCTGTGGGCCTGGGTAATTACCCGGCCTCTAAATGTGAGGTGGTCGTTTTCATGGAGAAAGCATAATGGCCGAATTTGGCGCGATGATATTAATGGATAACGGGAATCCCTTTGTAACGCCACAATCAACGCCTTTCTGTCTTTACGGGAAGTATACCTTCAATTCATCCGCGAATGGCAGTTCTCAGCAGGTTGCTCAAAATATCGCTTTAAACGCTGATTACCCAGTGATGGTTTTTATCAAAACCACCAATACAGCACAGCCCACTCCGGTTATGTCTTACAGGAACGGCGGTAATGTGTATGTTGCTGGTGTTAATCCCTACAACCAAAGTTTCACTTTAACGGCGTACGTTTTTGCCATATTCCCGCAGATATTACCGAAATGGGGTTTGGCAATATGGGATGCGAGCGGAAAGCTTGTGTTAACTAATGAGTCCCGTGTGCTATCAGACCTGCAGACGGTTGGCACGCCTGGTGCAAACGGCGGGATAAATATTGACCAGACGCTGAGCGGGTCATGGGCCGTTGCACCTGCTCAGTTGGGTCAGACCATCATTGTGAATAATTCAACCCAGCCTCCGACTATCTACACGATAAATGCTTATTCTTCATGCAGGTTTGACGGGGCCAATACGAGGATAAACGCAGGGGGGACCTCCACTGGGGCAGGTTCACCTGGAGGGGGAACGAATACTGGCATTTCATTAACCGCCATAAATACAGCGGCCTATGATTGATTGATCGTTTTTAGCGATCAATAACATAATATTGATCTATCCAATCAATTATACCCACCAGAATTGTATTGGTATCGTCTAAGATACTGAATTCCTCTGGATACTATCAAAATGAGAAAACTGATTATCTGCATGGCAGGCGCTGTCATGCTTACAGGATGCGCTGGCGTAATTGAGAAACAGGAACCAGTTTGCAGCGGCACTGCAATCGTTGGCGGTCAGGAAACTACGGTTCAGATTTACGGTGTGCGTAAACAAAACAACCAGACGCAGTACCGGGCTGGATATCCTTTCAGCTGGCGCTGGGTAAGTGCGAATACATTTACCGAAACAACCTGCAAATAACCCACTACGCTTAAACATAAACCTCGCTCCGGCGGGGTTTTTTTATTGCCTGGAGAAAATATGCTTTATAACACCGGCACCATCGCCATTAATGGAAATACCGCCACCGGGACGGGTACAAACTGGACGGCACCGGCCAGCCAGGTTCGCGCTGGGCAGACAATTATCGTGATGTCTAACCCGGTGCAGCTGTTCCAGATTTCATCCGTGAACAGCGCCACGTCAATGACGATTACGCCTGCAGCTTCTCCGGCGCTGAGCGGCCAGAAATACGCCATTCTGGTGTCAGACATTATCTCCGTCGACGGACTGGCCCAGGCAATGTCGCAGCTTATCAAGGAGTATGACGAGAATATTGGTGCGTGGGAGACGTTCGCCACAACCTCAGCCAACCAGAACATTACCGTTACGATCAATGGCACCAGTTTATCAATCCCGGCTCTTGGGAAATTACTGCAGAAGGGGAGCAACGGAGCTTTGCCGGTTAATCAAGGTGGTACCGGCGCAACGAATGCCGCAGACGCTCGCACAAACCTTGGTTTGGGAGAAGGTGCTCCAGCTATTGGCGTTCCGTTCTTCTGGCCGTCCGCCGCAATGCCAAATACTGTAATCGACAGTTGGTCCAGTATGGTGTTTTTGAAGTTCAACGGCGCGAAATTCTCTGCCACTGATTACCCTGTGCTGGCGAAAGTGTTTCCGGCGCTAGCATTACCTGACGCACGGGGTGATTTCATTCGTATCTGGGATGATGGGCGCGGGATTGATGTCGGACGTACCCTACTTTCAGGGCAATCACACACAATTATGGATCATGCACACAATATGGAATTGTGGACGGGGGACGGGCTTGCCGCAGGAAGTGCACGGGAAGGAGTAAACCCAGGAATACTGGCTACATACGGTGACGGGGGAATAGTTAAAACGGACGAACCCGGTCTTAAGGTGCCTTCCTCACTACGAGCTCTTAGCTCTCGTAGTGTTAAACGTTATGGTGAAATTAGTGGAAATGTAGATACAGAAACCCGTCCACGAAATATTGCATTTAACTTTCTGGTGAGGGCTAAATAATGATACCTGTTTTTGATGAAAATGGGCTGGCTACAGTGCCGGGCGATATGCGTTGTTTTTATTATAATGCAGTAACGTATGAATATACCGGCTGGTCTGATGAATATATTAATACTGGCGTAAGTATACCCGCCTGTTCCACTGGTATTGACCCGGGCGAAAACATCCCGGGAAAAGTGGCAGTATTTACGGGTAAGGGATGGAGCCATGAAGAAGACCATCGCAATGAGACCGTTTACTCAACTGAAAATGGCGCAGCTGTTACAGTGGATTATATCGGTGCCATCAAAGACGGTTATGTCACGCTTTCACCGTTAACGCCATACGATAAATGGGATGGTGAGAAATGGGTGACGGATACCGAGGCACAGCATAGCGCCGCAGTAGAAGCGGCAGAAGCACAGCGCCAGTCGCTGATTGATGCTGCAATGGCTTCCATCAGTCTGATTCAACTGAAATTACAGGCTGGGCGGAAGCTGACGCAGCCAGAAAACACCCGACTTAACGCTGTGCTGGATTACATTGACGCGGTGACGGCAACAGATACCAGCACAGCGCCGGACGTCATCTGGCCTGAACTGCCGGAGGCGTAGACCATTCAATATCTGGCGCACCGGAAGTATCGACCAGTTCCAGTGCGTCCAGATAATCCAGCCACAAATTATATTGCGCCAGTTCCTCACCTTTCAGACGACCAATTGATGCTTTACCTGGCCATTGTTTACTGTTTATGTATTCGTTGGCCTGGTTAATCAATTGCTGCTTTTTAGTTTCGGCTGATGCAATTTGTTCTTCACGTGTTGGTGGAGGAATATCTGCCCATGCAGGCAGTCCATCCTCTCCGACACATCTGTATTTTCCTTCTGGTGGTGTATCATAGAAATATTCCCTGAAAATTACTTCGTCTATATCAACACCTTTTTCTTCAGGCCATTCACCTTTTTCAACATAAAGAGACTGAAGTTCGTAAGGATATGCCAGGTTGTTTACGTACAGATATTTCATCATTACCAGCCCTTAGCGAAAAACGCACCACCTTCAAGACCATAATTGCAGTGAGCTATGAAGCCGGTAGTGCTCCAGTTGGTCGCCCCCCACATATTCCCGCCCCCGAAACCACCATCGCACACAATTACAATGCCCGGTGTCTGTGTAAATGGAATCGGGAATGAAACATTGGCGGATACAGGCCCGTGTTCACCAGGAAAACTAATTCGTCCCCACTGTTCAATTGAACCATCTGGCATTTTTCGCCAGCCTGAACCTGATGCATATGATGACATATCAGGTATCTGATTTTCCCCTGTTCCCACATTCCGTTTTGCCGCTTCTCCCAAACCAACCTTTTTTATAACCATCAAAAATCTGGTGATGCTTCGCCGTTTCTCCTGTTTTCATAACAGGAGAAATCCCATGATTTACGGTTATGCCCGAGTATCAACAAACCACCAGGACACTGAATTGCAACTAACGGCGCTCAAGTCAGCGGGTTGTGAGAAAATTTTTGAAGAGCATGCCAGCGGGAGGAAATCGAATCGGCCGGTTCTAAAACGGCTCATCGCCACTATGCAGCCGGGGGATGAACTGGTGGTCTGGAAGCTGGACAGGATAGGCCGCAACGTTCTGCATGCGCTGTTGATGTTCCAGCAGTTACAGGAAAAGGGTATCAACTTCCGCAGTATTACCGATGGCGTGGATCTCAAAACAGCCAGCGGCCGCTATAACTTTCGTAACATCCTTTCCGCAGCACAATATGAATCTGATCTTAATAGCGAACGTACCTTAGCAGGGCTGGCCGTAGCCAGGGCAAAAGGGCGAGTTGGTGGTCGCAGGCCTAAGTTCACGGATGAGCAATGGGCACAGGCTGGGAGATTAATATTAAACGGCGTGGATAGAAAACAAGTGGCAATAATTTATGATGTCGCTGTATGCACGCTTTATAAAAAATTTCCGGTGGGACAGGCTTAAATGATTGAAGGGCAGCTGCTAGATGGGCTGCCCGTCAAAGTATTATCCATTCTGCCGTACAGTTGGAAATTCAGACGTCAGCCACATGTCAGATTCATCAAACATTTCCTCCAGCATACGGTTCAGCTTTTCCCGATCACTTTTGCTGGCATCACTATTTAAGCCGTTCGCCTGCATCGGCTTCACTTTCACCTCGGCATCAGGGAAAATCTGGTGCACCCGCTTCGTCAGCTCGGCCAGAATAATTCCTCTGGCCCCTTCAAGCCCCTCTACATTGCGTTTGTCATAAACCAGTTCAACGAACATAAAAGCCTCCGGAAAACCACTGTGATTGTATACAGTATTTTTACTGTAAAAATAAACAGTGTCAAGGCGAGCGGGATGCGAAAGGGGGAGGGGATTTTGTTACCCTTAGTTACAAATAGAAAAACCCCAGACCGTGAAATCTGGGGTTCTTTTAAAGTGCACGTGCATTTCACGTGCATATTTTTGTCTTTTCTCGGTCTGCCTGCTGTCTGGTCAGTGTCCGTAAGTGGCTGTTTTTATTGCCGCTGTCCGGTTGCAGTCCTATCAAAAGTGGTGGAGCTGGCGGGAGTTGAACCCGCGTCCGAAATTCCTACATCCTCGGTACTACATGCTTAGTCAGTCTTTACATTCGCTTGCCAGCTGCGGACGGACACGCCACTAACAAACTAGCCTGATTAAGTTTTAACGCTTCAACCCCAGGCAGGGCTTCCACGCGATCTCTTTTGGGTTTGACCTCTCTTGATCCCCGTCCTAAGAGCGGAGGCTAGGGAGAGAGGGCTCTAAGCAGGTTATTAAGCTGCTAAAGCGTAGTTTTCGTCGTTTGCGACTATTTTTTGCGGCTTTTTACGAGGCCAACCGCCCCTCGGCATGCACCTTGGGTTTCGCAAATCCCGTCGAATCCAGAATCAGCCCCAATGTGTAACGGTAAGTATACCAGATTTATGAGCGCCATGACCAGCCTCAATGGCGTTATCATTAAAGATTTAGCACCCATGTAGCCTGATTTTTATTCGATTAAGCAATGGGATGGCAACATTTGTGTCGGATGTGATAGCCAATAAGATGTTCATTCGCGCCGCCGGAGAGGGAGGCGCGGTGAGGAACTGGTCAATAATTGGACTACAGGTTTAACGGTGGGCGTTTTTCATGATACGCGCTTTATCCACCTGCCATTCGCGTTCTTTGATGTCTGAACGTTTATCGTGCTGTTTCTTACCTTTGGCGACGCCGATTTTCACTTTGCACCAGGCATTTTTCCAGTATAGGGAGAGCGCCACTACGGTATAGCCTTCTCGATTGACGCGACCGTACAATGAGTCCAGTTCGCGCTGGTTGAGAAGTAACTTGCGGGTACGGGTAGGATCGCACACCACATGCGTGGAGGCCACGGCCATTGGCGTGATGTTAGCGCCAAACAGAAATGCCTCTCCGTCACGCAGAAGGACGTAGCTGTCGCTGATATTGGCTTTTCCTGCGCGCAGGGATTTAACCTCCCAGCCTTGCAGGGCAAGTCCCGCTTCGAACTCTTCTTCGATAAAGTATTCGTGACGGGCGCGCTTGTTAAGCGCGATGGTCGCTGAACCAAGTTTATGTGCTTTTTTCTTCGTCAT